GAAAACTCCTGCTCCCTCTGCCGACCCCATAACAGCTTTTAGAGTTGCTTGTAAATCTTCAAATTGTCGAATTGTTCTTACAACAGCACCAACACCAAATACTGCTAATAAACCAATTGCCGCTGTTTTAAGTCCAGATACTGCTTTATCAACCCCTGCAAAACTGTTTCTAAGACCTTTAAGGTTCTTATCCATTCGACCAGTAGCATCTTTTGTAGTTTTTTGGACTTTATTTAAATCTTGACGTAACTTTGTCATGTCAGATTTAATTTCAACAATTAGTTCACTTACAGTTGCCATTAGTCTGGATACCTTTCCATAAGCTCGTGTAGTTCATCTCTGGTCATTGGTTCATCTGCACTACCAGAATGAAAATTTTTAAAACCTTCTAATGCAGAGTAAAATTCATTTAAACTCATATTCCAAAATACTTCTGGAGATAATCCCATAGCACCTAATCCAATCTCCATCCACATCTTGAAAGGTAATTTTTGATCATTTCCTTTTACCCTGCTTCTACGTTTCCCTCTGCAAAACTTTCAGGCATTAGAGATGCTGATAATACCTCACCAACTGCTTTCATTGAGTTTGCTAATCCTGATTCCCAAACAATCTTTTTTACTTCAGATTCAGTAAAATCTTTGCCTGTTCCTCCCCTTAGAGCAAGATGAAGTATAGATACAATTTTTGCAGTTGTCATATCAGCATCTGATAATCTGCTTGCCATTTTAATTAAGGACTCTCCCTCTTTTTCTTCAAGGCGGATTATAGAATCAATTGTTAATCTTGCTATGTATTCTTTACCGCCAAGGTCAATCTTCACTTCCCCTCTTAACTGATTTACCACTTTGTTCTCCCTGTATTGTTTCTACAATATATTCTTCGCCACGATTGGCTACATCCGTTACAGAAACAACCTCAAATGAATCATTTCCGCAACTAAATTTTTTAACTCCATCCATTTGGATGGCAGAAGAAAACGCAAACTTTAATGGATTAGATGAATGTTGATTTACTTCAAAAACATCTTTACCAATTTTTATTTCAACAGTATTCCAAGCCATAAATCACCTATGCCGCTGTAAATGTTATAGAACCAGATGATTCAAGAGTGACACTATATGTTGCTTCTCCGTTGTATTCACCTGCATATTCTAAACTTGCAATCATAAATGTCCCTGCATAAGTTCCAAGATCAGGAACGATAACATTATAACTTTTAAATGCTGATGTTCCATAGGCACTTCTTAATGTTGTTTCAGCAGTTGAATCTGTAAATACACCAGAAGCAGTAATGCTCATAGATTGTATACCGCCTGCAGGCAATAATTCTCTAAATGAACCACTATCTTTATTGGTAATATCAACAGCTTCATCATTTAAGGTCATAGATGTTGATCGCATACCACCAACAGTTGTCATTGTACCACTTACATCAATCTTTAATAATAAGGCTTTACCTCTTTGTGCCGCCATTTTAGTTCTCCTTTAGCTATCAAAAACTACAGCACGAAATCGCATGACTCCGTGTCGAGTTATTCCATCAGCTTCGGTTAGTGTATTCTCAAACTCATGTCTGATATTCACTAAGGAAGCACCACTTACAGTTATACTCGCATTATGTAACGTTGTATAGACTGAACTCATAATATTTTTTATTTCTTTCCTACCCCTATATTGACTCCACACATGGATTGTAAGGGTATGTTCATGGGCATCTTTGTCCTTTGTATCAATATTTGTTGCTGTTTCTTCACCAATTACAATATAAGGATAAGCTGTATTTTCAGGAACATCATCAAATACACCTGTTATGGCATTTCCATCTACATCATTTATTGTTGCCCCATCTAATGCAGTAAATATTGCCTGTTGTAATGCGAAAGAATGTAATGCCATTATTTCATTAAGTTCCGTAATCTTGCCAATATTTTAGGTTTATTTTGTTCTAATGCAGGATGCATAAATGGTCTTGCTCCCATTTTCAGAGTTCCAAATTCTAAATACTCACTATATTCTGCTCTGCTTACAACTTCTCCACTTAACCCATTTGTTGCTACCCTTGTAACAATATTATTTTGTAAAAACCCAGTATCTGTTGCAGGAGCTTCACCAGACGCTGATGCACGACTTCCATCTGCTCTTGGTTTTCCTGTTTTTGTTCCTCTTGCAATACTTTCTATTGCTGTATTCCTTACTTGATTAACTCCATAAATAATAACTTCCCTTGCTATTTTTTCGATACCTTTTGTAGTTTTTTTTATATAGTCCTTTTCTGATATTTTTACTCGTATCTTCATATTATTACTCATGTTGCAACCCCCTCTTCAACAAGAATATCGCAATACCTATCTCTTGTATCTCTGTTGATAACTCTTTTAATGTTGAATGTTCTTGTATGGGAAGCACCTTCCTTATTAAATCTATACTGTATTCTGTTCTTGAAAGTTATATTCCTGTTGAATCGTGTTGTGATTATATGTGTTATTCTTTCTTCTAACTGATCCCCAAACACTCTTTCTGATCCTGTTTTGGGCATAATACTTCCAAAAATAGAAAAGGAATCACTGTAAGAAACTGCTTGTGATCCACCTCCATCACTTGTTCTTGTTTGGGTTTGTATATGGAGTTTATGTCTTAATTTTCCTATTGCCATCAGACTGGTAATAATTGAACTGCTAAATAATTAAAATTGTTGCCACTTAAGGTAGCACCATTTGGAACGATGGTACAAAAAACATCATATGTTCCACTATCCCCATCTCTCATATCAATAGTTCCAGTACCACCAGAAACAGATAAAGTAAAAGTTCCCCCACCTGTAGAAGTGGTTCTTCCAGAAATTAATACAGGGCCACCAGTTGAATTGTTAAAAGAAGAAGTATTACCAGAAGTTAGAATGGAACTTGAATTTGCAATGAAATCTTCTTTTAATCTTACTGTTGCTCCAGATATACCTATACCAAGACCTGCTGTTAAATTAGCAGATACTGTTCTGGTATTTCCAGAAGATGCTACTGATATTCCAGTTCCTCCTGACACAGTAGTAACTGCATTTGCTTCTATTGATTGTTTTGTTCTCAATGGAGTCATGACTTGAGTTTCTTGTGTTCCAGTTTCAGCAGTTGTTTGTGTTGGAACTGTTAAAGATAATATTGTAGTACCAGAGGAATTTTTCACATCTGTTCCGCCTGTTGTTGCCGCTTGAATATCATCTGTAATTAGATTGACTCTGTTATTTGTCTGATCTGATTCCAGAAGAATAATCCACGCATTATTAGCTTCATTTCTCATCTTTAATTGATTGTTGGTCGTATCATACCATAATTGATTAGCAAACATTGTAGATGGTTGTGATGATCCTGAATTTGTAGATACAATAGCCAAAAGAGCATTATTGATATCTGCTCTTACTTGAGGAGCTGTTGCGTTTGCAATGTTATAATCATGATTTGCCATTAGTTATATTTTACCTCTGCTCTTAATTGTGAAATTAATGGAGTAGCATTTGTTGTAGTACTGCTCAATACTATCTTAAAACGAAAATATTGACCAGTAAAAAACCCTGCACGAAATCTTTGATATGTTCCTGTAAATGATCCAGTTGTTGATGGTTCTATAAAAAATTGAATATCCGTATCTTTTTGTTGTGATCCTGCTCCTGAAAGATCATCAAATAATCCTGTTAAAGAATCAAAAAGTGTTGATCCTCCACCAATATCATCAAAATTTGTACCTCCTGCATATAATCTTACAGTATTTGCTATAATCTCTGCTCTGACTAATTTTGTAGAACTTATATCTATATCAGAGGAAAAAATGTAAGTGCCTTCATTAAGTATGGGATCAGATGAATCAGAGACGTCAGTCATTCTTAAAGCATTGTTTACAACTTGACAATTGGTCTTTGTTCCTGAAAAGGAAGTGCTTTCTGTTTGTGTTGCTGTATTAGTAAATTGTGTAAGAGATGTTGTTGGAATAGAAACTGCTGATGTAAAATTTTCTGATGCTACTGATGTTTTATCATATGCTCTAATCATATAAGTACCTGATCGTGCAGGAACAGTATATGTTGTTGCAGGTCTTGGCACTTTCTCAGTATCTGTTGTTGCATTTGCCCATGTTGCTCCAGTTGTTTCACTTGCAAATCTTATGGAGTAAAAAGAAAGATCAAGAGCCGCTATTGCATCCCATCCAAGAATAATATTATCTCCACTTACTATTGCATCAAAATTTGCAACATCATCTGGTGGTACTCCTTGTCCTGCAATATTTGTTGTTATTGTGTTAAAATTACCTTTTACTCCAAGACTATTGATTGCTCTTGCTCTTATATTGTAAGTATCATCTTCAACATCAAATACTTCATATATTCCTAATTCTCCTGTTCCAACTACTTTAAAATCAGATTCAGAGCTT